CATTTTTGCCCCAAAACGCGGACGTGTCACCTGCGTTAGAGTCGCGCCATGCCAGAGATTCAGCGTTGCGGGGAAACGACGAAGCGCGGCGGGCCATGTCGCAGACGCATTCTGGCGGATCGCGATGCGTGCCATCTGCACGGCCGAGCATCCGATGATGTCGGACACGGGATCGATGGACCCATCCCGGGGATCGACGAGGGACCGGCTCGGCTGCGATGGCTGTGGGAGGTCACAACTGCTCGCATCACACCGGACCTGATGATCCGTGATCATTGCGCACTGATGAAGCGGCTCGAAATCGTCGCAAAGATGTGGGATGAGCGATATGAGGCGGCAGATGGGGAGTCTGTGCTCGATGAGGTTTCGTCTCGTCTGCGATTGATCACCGCTGACCTGGCGTGATCGTCTCCTCGTGGTGAGGTGTCGTTGTGGGGAGTGCGTATGGGGCGGCGTATCAACGTGTGCGTCGGGGGCTGCTTGGGGAGCCGTGCGTGTGGTGCGGTGCCCCAGCGACGACTGCTGATCATGTGCCGCCATTGTCCTCGACGCCTGACGGCGAGTGGGAGGGTGTCCTCGTTCCGGCGTGCGGGCCTTGCAACTTCGGGATGCGTGGTCAGCGGCGGCCCACTGCAAGAGGTCGTCGGTTTCGTGACCGCCCATCTCGACGGCGCCGCCGTCTCCTGCGATGAGCAATGACGCGGCTGTTGATGTGCCGTGGCGTGATGTGGGATGGACGCCGCCGCGGTTCGCGTCTCCGGTGTCCACAACAGCTGTCCAGATGGCTAAGACGCTCGGGGCATTGATGCCCATTTGGGGCATTGATGCGCCGTGGGGTTGGCAGCAGCATTTCTGGGCGCTCGTCCTGGATCATGTCGATGGGGAGCCTCGATATCGGACGGTCGCGGTGATGATCACCCGCCAGAACGGCAAAACTGTCGCGTTGTATCCGTTGATGTGGTGGTGGTTGGAGAGTGGATTGCGTGTCCTGTTCACATTGCATCAGCGATTGGCGGGGGCGGAGAAGTGGGATCAGATCGTGACGGCATTGATGTCTGCTGACCCGGAGCGGTATCGGGTTCGTCGGCGGCTCGGTGCTCAGCGATTGACGCACAGGAATACGGGCGGCTTTCTTGCGCTCGTCACGCCTGATGATGCGGGCGGCAGGTCGGAGACTGCGGATGTGATCGTGATCGATGAGGCTGCTCACATCTCGCCTGCGTTCCTCCCAGCTGCTCGGGCTGCGACGCTGACGCGTGTCGACGCGCAGGTGGTGATGATCTCATCCGGGATCACATCTCAGAGCGTCGACATGTCTGCGGGCAGGGAGCGGGCGATCGCTGAATTGCCTGATCCGGAGCGGACGGCAGGCATCCTGGAGTGGTCGGCGTCTGAGGGGCCGGGGCCCGCCGGGCTGGACCTCAGCGACGAGGCGATGTGGCATCGATGGATTCCGACCTTGGGCGCTCCGGGGGGGGCGCGGATCGAGGCGGTGAGGGAGGCATTCCGTGACGAGACCGCTGAGGTCTTCGCGCGCGAGTACCTCTCTGTCCCGTCTGTGTCCTCGATCTCGCCGCCGATTTCGCCTGCGATGTGGCAGGCATGCAGCATCGAGTGCGGCCCAGAGCGTGATGAGATGCATTCTGTCGTGCTCGGCGTCGATGTGGGACCTCGCCAGGCATGGGGTGCGATCGTGGCGGTCGGCTGGATGCGTGACGGATCCGGGCTCGTCGTCGAGGTGTGCAGTCACGATGAGGGTGATGCATGGCTGCTGGATGACCTCTGCTTGGCTGCCCGTCGGCTGCGTCCCGTCGAGATCGTCGCAGATCGGTTGTCACCTGCTGCTGCTGTCGCACCGTCATTGGAGTTGCGCGGCTGGGTGATGCGGCTGGGGGGAGCGACGGATATGGCCCGTGCCTGCGCACGGACTTTCACCGCCATCAATTCTGAGTCTGTGCGGATCGTGCAGGATGATGCGCTGACTGTCGCGTCTCTGGGAGCGGTGCGTCGTGTCATCGCCGATGTGGGCTGGGCGTGGGATCGGCGGCCGGATTCAGGGCTCGACATCAGTCCGCTGGTGGCGATGTCCCTCGCTGTGGAGTTGGCGTGCCATCATGCTGTCGACGCTCAGGTGGCAGACTGAGCCCGTGCCGAAGTGGTTTCGCCGACCGTCGAAGGTGGCTGCGCCGTCAGCGACGGCGCGGCCACAGCCGTGGATGCCGGTCCCGCCTGTGCAGCCGCGTCATGGCCCCGGCATCGTCACTGCGGCGGCGATGCTCGGGCTGCCGGCGTTCTTTGCTCCGATGCGGACGCTTGCGACGGCGATGCTCGGCTTGCCGGTCCAGGACGCCGCGGGGGAGATGATCGATCTCGACCCGCGGACATCTGACTCGCTGCTGGCACGCCCCACGGCTCATGACACATGGCCGACCTTCCTCGACGCGCTCATGTGGTCGCTGATGCTGCACGGCAATGCATTCGTGTTGCCGACGGCGGTGGACAGCAGGACGGGCGCCATCGCCTCGTTGCAGATGGTGCACCCGAATTTCATCACCCCCGCGTGGTCGACGGCAGCCGAGGTGGAGTCCTTCGCTGTCGGAGCGTGGTTCGATGGCGTCTACTTGGCGCCGTCGGACTTCATCCACTTCCGCGAGATCTGTCTGCCTGGTCACTCTTGGGGGTTGTCGCGGGTCAAGATCTTGGCGCGTGCTGTCGAATTGGGGCTCTCGGAGCAGGCTCATGCACTGTCGACGTATCGGGACGGTGCGCAGCCGACCGGTTATTGGCGGACGGATCGCGTGATGGATCCTCATCTGGCTGATGAGACGGCAGCGACGCTGAGCGGTGTGATCGGCGGACGCGGCAGCGGAGTAGCTGTCGCAGCTGGCGGATTGTCATGGCAGCAGGTGTCGCTCAATCATGCGGACATCCAGATGCTCGAGTCGCGGCGTCACACGGCGTCGGAGGCTGCGGCGGTGCTCGGTGTGCCCGCGCATCTGTGCGGCGCAGCTAATCTCGACTCTGAGACCTATTCGAATGTGCGGATGGACATGGCGGCGTTCGATGCGCTGACCTTGGAGCGCTACAGGCAGATCATCAGCCGCGAATTCGCGTTGCACGGCATCGATTGCCGTTTCGGGTCCTCGTCATTGGCGGGGGCGTCCGAGGCTGAGCGAGTCCAGTCGGCTGCTGCTGCGGTGGCGGCAGGCATCGAGTCGCCGCCGCAGGCTGCTCAGCGGCTCGGCTGGGCGGCGCCGGCAGTCATGTCGGATGACCGGGGCGAGAATCGGGATCCCATCGGAGGTGCGGGATGAATGAATCGACAGCGCTGATCTGCCGTGAGTCGGATGACGGCAGATTCATTGCCGGCATTGCAGTGCCATGGGATGAGGAGATCGTCTATGGCGGACAGCCCGAATCGTTCGTGCGCGGCGGATTGACGCCGGGGGACGGTGAGGTCGTGCCATTGCGGTGGGCGCACAATCGTGATGTCGTCCCGATTGGGGTGCTCTCGGATTGGCGTGACGATGAGCGCGGCCTGTGGACGGAGTGGCGCATGTATCCCGGCGATGACGCTGGGCGTGCCTGGCAGGCAGCAGCGGACGGGGTGGCTCGTGGATTGTCCGTCGAATTCACGCGTCCAGGTGGATTGCCGGTGGGCGGGCAGGGGGCGGTGACGGACGGGGTGCTCGTCGGGGCGTCACTGACGGAGCATCCCGCGTACCCCGGGGCCGTCATCACGTCCGTGCGCGATGACGGCCCGGACGTGACGGCCGGCACACTCGCTGAGTGGCGCGAGTGGCGGCAGGGGATCACGGATCGAGCGGACTGGTGGCGTCGATGGCACAGATTGACGGCATTGCGGGATCGATGTGGCATGATGGGCGGATGAGCACTAACAATGAACGCGAACGTCCCTCCCTCCTTGAATTGCGCGAAGCTGCTCTCAGCGCAGTGCTGTCTGAGATCGACATGATCTTGGATCGCGCCGCAGAGGAGGACGGGCGCGAATTGACGGCTGAGGAAGTGGCACAATTGGAAGAGCTCCGCGAGTCGCGTCTGTCGTTGTCGGCGCAGGTCGAATCGATGACGCAGGATCGCGAGGCTGCGGTGGCTGCGGCTGCCAGACGCCCCGCCGAGCGGCCCTCGCCGCGCCTCTCCGACGTGCCAGACGAGTCTGTGCACGTGCGGTCCGAGCCGGGGCCGTACGGCGACGGTGCAGCCGGATTGCGCCGTCTGCTCCTGGACATGGGCGTCTCCCGCGGCCTGCACGCCACATCGGACAGCGAATTCAGGCTCGCGAACATCGAGGAGCGGCAGCGGCGGCACATCGAGTCGGCGATGTCGCGTGACGCGTCCCCCTACACGCGGGCGGTGGCGGCATCCGATCTCGGCGGCGTGCTGACCCCGCAGGTCACGACGGGTCCGCAGACGCATGACCGTGCGACCTCGATGAGCGACTTGGTGGGCATCGTGAATCCGCAATACGACCCTGCGAGGGTGCGCCGCGGTGTGTATCCGCGCGGCGTGACATTGCAGTTGGCGCAGCGCTATCCGATCTGGGCCGAGGGAGACAGCCTCACGCTCCCGCGGGTGACGACGAAGCCTGCCGCGGGGGTGCAGACTGAGGGTGCCGCGCACACGGACACGAAGATCGTGACGGCCGGGGTGAAGGCAGATCTGGTCACCGTGAGCGCCAAGGCGGCGATCAGCCTCCAGGCAGTCGAGCGGGGCGCCATCTCGATGGAGCTGCTGTCGGATCAGATGGGACGAGCCTGGACGCAGGAGGCGAACGATCTGGTGCTGAATGGTCAGGGCACAGCTGCCACTCCCGATGAGCCGCTCGGGCTGCTGCAGAAGCGGGTGGCTCAGGCGGTCGAGAAGGACGACGCGTCGCCGAGCGCCGTCAAGGCGGTGGACTATTTGACGGCGGCAAAGACGGCCGTGTCGAAGGCGAATCTGATGCGTCCGGACTGCTTCATCGTCTCGCCGGGATTCATCGGCGTGCTGGAGGAGGCGAAGGGCTCGAGTGGCCAATATCTCGTTCCGCCTTATCCGGATTGGGTGCAGAACATGGGCGGCGCCGGCACAGCACCCATGGTGGAGGGACTGACCGCAGAATTGGAGTGGCGCCGCATCCCGGTCTACTCCGACTCGCAGATCTCGGACACGTGGAAGGACGATGAGACCGGCAACGGGGCTGGCGGGAATCAGACTCGCCTCCTCGCGATCACCAGCATGGACATGCCGGTCTTCTGGAACGGCCCGCAGACGATGGTCTATGAGCAGACCCTTGCACAGTCGGGGCAGATTCTGCTCGTCGTGCGCGGCTACCTGGCATTCAATCCGCTCTACGCGCCCGAGTCGTGGCGCTATGTCCGCGGCACGGGGCTGAACTTCGGATCGCTGTCAGGATTCGATGGAGCCTCCGATGAGGCGGAGACGCCTGACGGCGACGATCTCGACTGATTGGCGCCGGTCGCATGACGGACGTGTTGGCTCTGTCGAGCCCGGAGCGTCTGTCTGAGTGGCTCGCCGAACCCGTCGACGGGCGGCTCATCGCGTGCCTCGACGCGACGCGTGAATCCATCACGACTCGCGTGTCGACGTCGCGTGTCGCGGCATTCGCGGCTGCGCATGGTGGTGCGCTCCCAGAGGCGCTCCACTTGGCGGCGACGATGGAGGCAGCAGCCGTCTACCGGCGTGTCGACTCCGTCTATGGCGTCGACGCATTCGCGGTCGGCGGCGATGACGGCCCGGGATTCCTCACATTCGACCCGACCGTCGAGCGGCTGGTCCGTGCATGGGCGGCAGCACCCGTCGGCGCTGCGCAGACAGACGCGAGCATCTGAGTCATGTCTGCCGCCGCAGCCCAGTCTTGGCTGGCTCAGGTGCTCGACGCGGATCCTGCCGTGACGGCGACGGTGTTCGCCGGCTCCGCTGATTCCTTGCGCGGAGCGCCGCTGCTGGTGGCGGCGGCGGTCGACGTGGACTCGATGCCGGCGCGTGATGTCGTCGCATGCGAGTTGACAGCGTGGGTGCCCTACTCGATTCCTTCTGCCGGTGACGCTGCCCTCGTCGCATTGATGGACGCTGCGATGGCTGCTGTTCGCGGTGCCCGCACCTCGACGGCATCGCGCGGTCCGCATTGGCTGGGACCGTCGACTGGATTGGCGTGGCGGCGCGGCGATGCGACTGAGCGGGAGGGTCGCCGCGTCGCGTCGGCGGTGCTCGAGGTCAGTGTCGCGGTGCCCCGGCCCGGACGCAGCCGCGTCGGGGGTGCGACGGAGCGTGCCGTCCGTGCGGTGCTCGACGTGGGCGGTGTGGAGACGGTGGCTGAGTCCGATGAACCGCCATTCGTGCTGGTCCGGTGGGGCGGCACAGATGATGTGGATCCGACGCGTGACGTGCTGGAGGTGTGGTGCGCGGCGGAGATCGAGTCCGGAGAGATCGAGGCATTGACCACGCGGGTGATGGGGGTGCTGCGCGCCTCCTCGTCGGTGGTGATGATCGGCGGACTGTCCCGTGATGACGCCGGGCAGCCGCCGGGCAGCTCTGCGTCGTATGAGGTCGGCTTGATCGAGGTCACGATCGGTGCGCAGTCCGATGGATGAGCGAGGGAGCCACGTCGTGTTGTTCTCGGGGGGGGCATCGTCGTTCGCTGCCGCTCAGCGAACTCAGACGCCGAGAGGAAGCCGGGCAGCCGGGCACCGGCGATTGGGCGAGTGCGGCTGCATGACCCTGTTCTGACATGGCCGCATCGCAGCATCGCATCAGCAGCGTCACCCTCGTCGACGACACCGGTGCACGATTCCGTGCCGAGATGGCCGAACTCGATCGAGCCACATTCGATGAGCTCACCGCGGAGATGCGGAAGGTCCTCACGGGGAAGGGCTATGAATCTCCGTTGCCGGCCGTGCGGACCTCCCGTGAGGGGCGTGCTTCACGGCGGCGAGCCGGGCGCAAGCCGACACGCAGGAATTGGCGTGTCAGGTCGGTGCGCCGACGAGCCGGCAGCTACGTCCAGGTGTGGGCCCCCCCGGGACCTGGACAGCGGCTCGCCGGGATGCTCGAGTCTGCGCCGACGATCAGAGGGCACCGCAATGTGTGGCATGAGGCTGTCATCCGCGGTCTGAGGGCTGAGTGGCCGACGATCGCGCAGCTCGCGCTCCAGCGCGCTCCGCAGCGCATCCGGTCGAATCGTCTGCGAGCAGCGAAGGCTCGAGATGCTCGGTTGCGGCGAGCAGCTGCTGAGCATCGTGAGTATCTGAAGTCGATCGGTGCGGCGTGACGGCAGCGTGGAGGTCCGATTCGTGTCTGTCGACGCCCCGTCGTGGTGGGCGTGCTGGTGGCGGGCTGAGCGTGGGCATGACTGCGGCGACGTGACCACGATGATCGAGCACGACGGTCGACACGGCTTCCTCGCCTGTGAGCGGCATCGGCTTGAGCTCGCCGATCTGCTGTCACGGCACACAGACTGCGTGCTGTCGTCCGGCTGACTGGCAGACTGCCTGCATGGCCTTCCGCACCTTGGGATACAGATTCCGTGCTGACGGGTCGCAATTCGAGGCCACGACGCGACGCATGGGACAGTCCGTCGACGGGGTGGGAGCGAAGATCCGCGGCTGGCAATCCGCATTGACGGGCACCGTCGCCGCGCTCGCGGGCGTGCTCGCAGCGATCGACGAGATCGCCGATCGCGCGGAGGGTGTCGAGCGTGCGCTGGATCTTGGGCAGGGCGGAGCGACGGATGAGGGACGGGCGCTCGTCGCCGGCCTGCAAGCAGCAGGATTCACCACCGAGGTGGCGACATCGGCGACGGCGGCGACGCTGGGACGCACCGGCTTCGCGGCAGGCTCCCCAGAGCAGCGCTACGCCGCCCAGATCGCAGCGTCCTTCGAGCGAGCCGGCGGCGACGCCGGCGACTTGTACCGCACCGCAGACATCTTCGGCATCACCGACGACATTCATGCGCTGACGGAATTCGCGCAGTTGTCATTCGCCGGCGCGGGAGCGCAGGACGCGTCACTGCGCGAGATCGTCGCCGGGGTGCGGGCGCTCGCCCCCGCGGCGACACAGCTCGGTCTCGATCAGACGCAGGCATTGCAGCTCGCGCTCGACGCCGAGCGGATCGGCGTCTCCCCGGCGGCGCTGAATCTGCCATTGCAGTCGGCGCTGACACGGCAGGCTCAGGGCGGCGGCGATGCTCTCGACTATCTGCGCGGCATCGAGCAGCGGATCGTCTCGGCGGAGAGCGAGGAGGCTGCGCTGGCGGTCGCGGCGCCGGTCTTCGGCTCCCGCGGCGCGCTCCTCGTCGCACGCGGCGCACGCTCTGGACGCTTCGGCTTCAGCGAAGAGGCACTTGCGAGCGGGCATCTCGCCGGGCTCGCCGGGCTCGGCGCCGTCGAGGCGACCACGCAAGAGCAATACGAGGCGCTCCTGGATCGGGGCGGCCTCGGCGGCGGATTCCTCGCCGCTGCCGGCCAGATCCCCGGCATCGGGCACGTCACGTCGGCGGCAGCGCGGACGACGCTGCGCGTGCTCCCTGATCAGCCTGCCGCCCCGACTGTGGTCGTCGTCCGCGATTCCACCGCCCGCGGCATCGCTGCGTCGCAGGCGTCATCCGATGATGCCGCGGACGGGCGCACGGTCGGCATCGACATAGATCGGGTGCCGACACGGTGACCTGGGCATATCGGCCCGACGTGAGCTGGACATTGATCCGCGGGAGCGGCGCCGATCTCGATCTCACCCCATGGGTGCTCGCTTGGGAGGTCACCTACGGAGCCGCATATGACCCCGGGTCCGGCCGGTGGACCGTCCAATCGGCGGTCGGACGTCTCCGGCTCGACAATGCGGACCGCCGCTTCGACCTCACCGCGTCAGCAGCGCTGATCACGTCGCAGATGGTGTCGATCCCGCAGCCCGTGCAGGTCGCGATCGGTGGTGTCGTGGCGTGGCGCGGATTGGCGCTGATCCGTGCGCAGCTCCCGCTGCGAGCCGGATCGACGGTGGAGTGGGGGCTGCGCGGCAGATATTGGCAGCAATTGCGGCGACTGATGACGTGGCTGCCGCGGCTCTCCTCAGGCGTGCTGCCCGGCCTCTCAGTCCATGAGACGGCCCGCCAGCTTCTCCGCGACACGCTCGGGGAGGCAATATCGAGCCCGTCCCTCGATGTCACGTCCTCCGTATCGGGCTGGCCGACACGGATCAAGCTGCGCGATGTCGCGATCGACGAGACCGGCGGGCAGGCGTGGAATCGGCTGGCGCACGCCGCAGCGTCGATCCCCTTCGAGGACCGCTTCGGCCGGCTCGGCATGGCAGCTCTCTCTCAGGCCGCAGCGGGACGCATCACCGCATACCCGGCCGGCTTGCGGCCGCTCGATGACGGCGAATTGACGACTGAGGGGACGATGGCGCTGTGGGGGCTCGACGTGGCCGCCACCGACATCACAGCCGGGGTCGTGGAGACGCTCGTCACGACCCCGCAGGGGGGCGTCACTCGCAAGGTGACAGCCCGCTATGACCTCCCGGCGGACGTGAAGGCGGTCCGCTGGGCGACTCCGACGCCGACAGCAGCCGCCGGCTGGTCAATCGTCGACTCGGAGTCCTACCCCGCCCCGGACCGCTCCCGAGCGGACATCGTGTCGGCCTTGCTGCGCAAGGACGTGTCGTCTGCTCAGCCGTCCGGGGTCAACTTCCGAGGCGCCAAGCTCACCGCCGACGGGGAGGACCTGATCTACCCGGTTGACGTCGTGCCTTATTCCACTGCTCGGATCGGTCAGCAGCAGCGGCAGCAGACACCGCCGTGGCTCGACCCGTCCGCCGGGCCGCCCGACTTGCGCGACTACGCGGCGCTGCTCCAATTCGTCAATGAGCAGAAGGTGCGCTTCTCGTTGACCTATCCGCTCTGGGCTGAGTCGCAGTCGCAGGCGCTCCCGATTCAGTCGCCCGGCCGCGGCGGCTTCTTCGTGCCCGGGGTGACGACTCGCTTCCCGGTCGGCGACGGGGTGGAGGTGGACGGGCTGATCGCGTCGGTGCGCTTCGCGGGCGGGCGGAGGGTGGTGCCGACGGCGACGGTGGACGGGTGGACCTATTCGGGTTCGTCGGGCAAGTTCGGATTGCCGATCACTCCGGCGGTGTGGCCGAAGCCGTTCGATGTGCCGGAACCGCAGCCGAATGTGCCGACACTGACACTCGACGACGTTCAAGCCGTGGTGAATCACGGCAATGCGGCGATCCTGCTGACGATCATTCCGTTCAACTCGTCCGAGCTCCAGTCGCTCCAATTCACGCTCTTCGCCGTGCCCGGCGGGGACGCGACCATCGACGGCAACCCGATCTTGGAATTCATGCTCGCGATGCAGCGCGGCGTCATCTCGAAGAGCCTGCTCGGCAATGAACGCATTGCGATCACGATCGGCGATGCCGTCGCTGAGAGCACAATCAGCAACTTCAACCTCTCTACTGCCGCCAATTTTGGCTTGATGAGTCGTGAGGCATCGTTCGACGGATTGCGGACGTTTGAATGGCGGAGGGACAGGCCGGATGATCGCCGCTATTTGGCACAATTCGCCGGTCTTGCTGCCGCGGCTGCCAGCGGGGCAGCGACAAGAGTGACGCTCAGCGGACAGCAGGCAGCGGGGCAGCCTGTCGCGACGCCGAGCAGCGTCACTATCGCGAGCGGCGCGCTCGCCTATCAGGTTGGGGGCCGCAGTGAGGGGTGGGCAGCTCGTGGTGCTGTCGGCGAACTGCTGCGCGCTAGCGGCGGCACCTCGTGGAGTCCGATTGTCTCTCTCTCGAGAGTGCCCGGGTCAACGCTGGACGGGTTGAAGCTGATGGCGTGGGACACGTCACCGGCAGACTTCACGATCGCATTGGACACGACGATCGGGACAGATGAGCGGACGACGACATGGCAGACAGCGGAGGGATGGACGTTCAGCGACACGCTCATCAGCATCGCGGCTGAGAGCCCGGCGCGACTGCTCGATTGGATCAATGACATCGACCCCAAGCCCGACACAGCCAGCTTCGAGCTCACCGTCACGCGCAAGTGACCTGCTAGCGTCACAGCCGCACAACCCATGCATCGGCGGCGGCCCGGTCGGCGTCCTCCTGTCGGGCCGCCGCCGCCACACATGCCGTGTGGCACACTGTCGATGTGACCGCCCACATCGTCCACAGCACCCCCACCCAAGCAGTCGACCTCACCGCCGCCGCCGTCATGGCGCAGGCGCAGATCAGCGCAGCCGGCGATGATGCGACCATCCAGCCCGTCGGCAGCGCAAGCGTCGAGGTCATCCCGCTCACCACCCGCATCGACATGCAGATCAGCGCATGGACCGGTGACATCATCGACGGTCTCGCACAATTCACCGCCACCCCCCAGACGGCAACGATCCTCATGCCCGCCGGCAAGGGCTGGGTCATCCCCGGCCCGATCGTCGACCGCCCCAATGTCGAGGCTGCACGCGACATCGAGCAGAATGCGCTCCAGACAGTGACGCTGGCGTTGAATCCGTCCGGTGCGCCGGAGCTCATCACGCATGCCGCGCAGCTCGTCGCAGGCAAGTCGGTGACTCCGGTGGGGACGACGGCGGAGATCTGGGCGACGACGGCGGGGACGGTCGGCGGCAAGGCGGTGAAGGTCGGGCGGCAGGAGCTCACGGGATTGACGGCCGGCAGTGCGTTGGCTGTGGTGGATGCTGCGGGGTGGCTGATCGAGACGGTGCCGGACGCGTTCGCCGCGTGACGTGCGCGCGTCAGGAGCTCCCGCCCGACGGCGGGGCTCCTGACGCGTAGACTCGTCCCATGCCTGAGCGTGTCGCAGGAGCAGCAGCAGACCTCACACTCAAGATCGGCTCCGCCGCCGCTGTCGCCTACGGCGGCCCGATCCTGCGCCGCACCCTGCGCGTCGCTCTCCCGCAGACGATCGTGCGACGCATCACCTCGGACGGCGGCATCGCCGCGGGCATCGACATCCCGATCGGCATCGGCGCCGGCGAGGTGTCATGGATGACGCCTCGTCTGCCCGGCAGCAGCCAGCCGGACACGCAGCTGCATGCGGCTCATCAGCGGTCCGGCGTCGTGACATTGCGTCCTCGCGGCGCTGTCGTCGGTCAATTGCAGGTCGTCGTGCCGGGCGTCGTGAAGACGCAGCTGACGGTGGTGCAGTCCGATCTGTCCGTGTGGCGGGTGCGGCTGCTGCGGTCCGGGGACGTGACGGTGACGACGATCAGCGCTGATGATGTCGACGTCGACGTCGACGTCGATCTGGCGGCATCCCGCGCGTGACGTGCGCGCGTGGCCGCGCGTGTCGCGCAGCAGAATAACGCTCTGACCTGCACCTTTACCCAGGCGTCACGGAATGCGTGACAGTCTGGTATAGTGGTGTGTGTCGGCAGGGGTGCCGACAGCACAACAGGAGGACACAATGAGCAAGACAGTCACCCGCAGCCACCACGAATGGGCAGACGCAGACATCATCGAGGTCGACGGATGCGACGTCGACGTGCTCGTCAACTGGTGCGACATCTGCATCGACAGCGGACAGCGCGCAGAGATGGCAGCCACCGACCACAGCAGCGACATCGACGCAGGCATCGCAGTGACGACCACCATCGACGGCACAGCTGTCTGCGCAGCATGCGCCGAGACGCATGTGGTCGACGGCAGGGTCAGGATCGACAGCTGAGCGAGTCGAAACCGGCCGAGAGGCCGGTCAGCCGGGGATGACCTCCCGGCTCTGATGAGACAGGTCGACAGGAGGACACGATGGACACCGCCGATCATGCAAGCACAAGACACAAGCTGGGAGCCCAGCACCCGACCCGGCCAGAGCTGCGCCGGTTGATCGCCGGCAGGGACCTGCCGATGCATGGCGTCTGCGCTGAAGACGCCGGCGGCTGGGTCCAGAGCCTGGACAACATCGCAGGCAGCGCCTGGGTGTCCGGCGACGCCCAGGTGTCCGACAACGCCCAGGTGTCCGGCAGCGCCCGGGTGTCCGGCGACGCCCGGGTGTCCGACAACGCCCAGGTGTCCGACAACGCCCGGGTGTCCGGCGACGCCCGGGTGTCCGGCGACGCCTGGGTGTCCGGCAACGCCCGGGTGTCCGACGGCGCCTGGGTGTCCGACGGCGCCCGGGTGTCCGGCGACGCCCGGGTGTCCGACGGCGCCCGGGTGTCCGACGGCGCCTGGGTGTCCGGCAGCGCCCGGGTGTCCGGCGACGCCCGGGTGTCCG